TGGGCAGCGTGAACTCATGATAAGTAATACTTGTGATACATGTTGGAAAAAGTTTTTCCCAGAGGATGATGAATAATGTACAAGTATAGGGCAAAGCTAATTAAATGCGTTGATGGAGACACGGCGGACTTCTTAGTTGATCTAGGTTTCAAAGTCTTCAAGGAGATACGCACACGCTTCTTAGGCGTAGACACTCCTGAGCGTGGTCAGCCAGACTTTTATGTAGCTAGAGATGCGTTAGAGTTGCTCCTAGAGGGCGAGAAAGACGAAGAAGGCTGGATAATAATTAGAACAGGAAAGACTGGCAAGTATGGACGCTGGCTAGTCGATATAGAAAATGTAAATATCAGCATGGCTGAAAGATGGCCTTACGGATGATCTACGAAGAAGAAAACGAGTTGTTTGAAAACCTACAGCGCATGTCTATTGATTATCCTGAGCATGTCGAGGTATATATAGATGAGGAGGGAATACCAGAGTTTGAAATAGAATTTGACTTCTTTTTTGAAAATCTTGAAAGAATATTTGGATTTTAGAGTTGACAGTGACGATAACTATGTTATACTTAAACACGTTGACTAAACACACACTATTGAAACGAGGAAAATTCAATGAAATTACACACTAGCACTAACACGATTACTAAATCAGAAAACTTTGTAGAATCAAACTACAGCATCGACGCAACAGCAAAAGCATTTGCTATTCTATCAGACGGTCTTTACTCTAATAAGATCCTAGCTGTTGTCCGTGAATTGTCTACTAATGCGTATGACTCTCATGTTGCCGCAGGTTGCAAGGAAAAGCCTTTTGACTTGCATCTACCTACCAGTCTTGATAACCAGTTCTACATCCGTGATTACGGCACTGGCCTGAGTAGAGAAGATTGCATGAGTCTATATACTACTTACTTCCGATCAGATAAGACTGACTCTAACGATGCTGTAGGATGTCTTGGTCTTGGTAGTAAGTCTCCGTTTGCATATACAGATCAATTCATGGTCGAGTCTTTTTATAACGGCAATCACATGACGTTCTCAGCTTATAAGAATGAGAATGGTGAACCTGTGTTTGCATTGCTTTCAGAGCAACCAACTGATGAACCAAATGGACTAAAGGTTTCTTTCCCGACTTACTCTGGAGACAGACATGACTTCATTCGTGAAGCATCTACTGTGCTGAAATACTTTGCAGTACAACCCAACATTAATATTGACATTGGTGTTGAGGTTGACTCTCAAGGCAATGCTATAATGTCTGGCGAAGATTGGAAGATTGACACAACGTATAATAACTACGCTAAGAATGTAGTTGTTATGGGGCAGATTGCATACGAAGTAGACGCAGATCAAATGGATAAAGATAGTGAAACGTATGACATGCTGTGGAATGGGCATGGACTGGTCATCTACGCAAACATTGGCGATGTTGACATCACACCAAGTCGTGAATCTCTGTCTTACAATGAGAGGACTAAACGGTTTATCCATAACAGAGTAGAGTCAATACTAACAGAAATTTATACTCAAGTTCAAGATTATGTTAATGAGTGTGAAACCCTGTGGAAAGCACGGAAGACCTTAGTAAATATGCAGGGCAACTTAATGCGTGTTAAAACGATTAGGGAAGCGGTGCAGGAGATTACTACCTATAACGGTGTTGAACTGTTCGAGCAGGATGTGTGGAACGGAGTAAAACTTCCTGAACGGGTAGAGGGTGGTGACGCTGTTGTGCAGTACAGTAAATCAAAGTGGCGTGCTACAATAGAGCGAAATGAAATCAAAACTCTAAAGGTAGTACCCTCTCAACACATGACGGTTATCTTAGAGGACGAGAAAAAAGGTGCTATAAGTAAGATCAAGCACTTCTTGTCGGAGAGCAAAGAAGGTACTGTATATCTGATAAAAGGCAGTAATCAGTATCAGGAAAGCGTACTGGAAACTTTAGGCGCAAGCCGTGAAGAGCTTGTTAATGTAAGCACTCTACCAAAGCCTCCCGCCGGAACTTCGTCGGGACGTAGCTCAGGAGGTGGGCATAAGAGGTGTGAAGTGTTGAGATGTAGAGACTCTGGTGAGTGGTACAGTGATCCATCTTCTGTAAGCGTCAAAAGAGAAAATGCGTTCTTTCTAGAAAGCTCTCGTGATGACTACTTCATCAATGGTAGATCAATGAATTTGTACCAGCTAAAACAAATTCTTAATAACCTGACAGAGATAGGTGCAGACGTAGAAGTGCTTGCTGGCAACGTCTATATATTCACTCCTTCTACTGTCAAGTCTATGAAGTTGCGTGAGCGATCAAACTGGACTGACGCTAGTGAACTTCTAACAACTGAACTTAGATACCAACTTGAACTCAACAAAGACAGTATTACAGCGTATGAAAGTTCAGATAAAAATAACTGGTCTTCTGGCAATAAGGGTTATCAAATTGCCGTGTCAGAGTTGCAGAAAATTAGCAAAGCATGTAAAACACATGGTGAGCTAGGGAAGTTTATTGAGAAGGCTAGACCTGATGGGTCAGAGGCAATCAAGGGGTTAGTGTCTTCAGCAAAGAGAATTGGAATTTATAGCGATTTTTTTGAAAAACTTGAAACATCAGTGATTGACATTGACGATATATATGATACAATCATAGAGTATTATCCGATGCTCAAGATAGCAGGTCGCTGGATTGATGAAGAGGATATTGAAATGGTAGCAGAATATGTTGATAGTATTAACACTAGCAAAAAGGAAAACGAATAATGAAGTATATCATTAGTAACAATGGAACTGTAAATGCTTTTGTAGGTGGAAAGCCTTACACTTTTAACAAGTCCCACCACAACTACGGAGCTTTAGTAGCTTATCTTGAGAATGGAAACGTAGAACACTTTGAGGCATCATATGACATGGCCTCTACAGTAGAGCATTACTGCGATGGCTACGTCCATGTAGAGAAGGGTGAACTAACTTGGCAGGGAGTACCTATGCCAGACCTGTTTACGGATCGTATCCTGCAAATGAGGAAGGAAGGTTTCGATATCGACCCGATGTTAAACTTCTTGGATAACATGAACGATAACCCTTCTGACAAAGCGATTGTAGAGCTGTTTGATTTCATGCAGAACAAACATCTACCAATCACTGACGATGGACACTTCTTGGCCTACAAAGCCGTGAGTCCAGACTTCAAGGACATCTATACTGGCAACATTGACAACAGTGTGGGTAGTGAAGTTAGTATTGACAGGAGCAAGGTTGACAGTAATCGTGATAAGCACTGTAGTGCTGGACTGCATGTTGGTGCTATCGACTATGTGAAAAGCTACGGCGGCATAGACGTAGATGAACACAATTTTGGTGGTGGGAACCAGATAGTTATTTGTAAGGTAAACCCAGCAGACGTAGTGAGCGTACCCAGTGACGCTAAGTTTCAAAAGTTGAGATGTTGCAAGTATGAGGTAGTGTCGCTCTTTAACGACATCTTCCAGACATCCGTTCATATGACTGATGCGGGTCTGAAGAAAGTGGCTCGTACTGAGACTTGGAAGCATGAGATTGCATACAAGTTAGAGAATGTATCTCAGGTACTCAAGCGTGCTAAAGTGTGTGTGGCATAATGAGCCTGAAAACCAGCGTAGCCCTGTGTAAGTTCTTTGCTGTCACCAACTTGATATTTTATATCATAACAGCTAGTGTGGTCAATTTGGTGATAACATTCCTTATGCTGGGCTACGTTCTTTTATATAATAACATGGAGATAAGAAAATGAAATATGTAATTCATATGACTGACCCAAGAGGAAATAACAAAGTAAAGTTTGTAGAAGCCTCAGATGTGAAAGACGCAGAGTCAAAAGCCAAGAAAAGGTATGGCTCGTATGAGATCGGCAGAATAAGTAGTGACCAGATGGAGATTGACTACTACCTGACTATGAAAAATGCAAGACGATAATCCTTACAAGCCACCAAAGACAGACTCGAAAAGGTATGACAGATACAACGAGGATATGTATCGTAGGCCTGATGATGAGACAGATTGGGTTTCGTTCTTCTGGATAGTATTATGGCTGTTTATTTTCTTTTTTCACAGACCTTTATTTAATTTTTTTGTTGACATATTCCGAAACCTATTGTATAATTAAAACCATGAATATATTTTACCTATCAGAATGTCCCGTAGAGTCAGCACAATCACAGTGCGACAAGCATGTAGTCAAGATGATTCTTGAGTCAGCGCAAATGTTGTGTACAGCACATCACGCCTGTCCTACAGACGCACAGCGTCCAGAGAAGTTCTACAAGCAGGCTCACCTTAATCACCCATCAACCATATGGGTGCGTACTACCACAGAGAACTATGAGTGGATGATTATACATGCCCTAGCCCTGTGCGAAGAGTATACGCATCGTTATGGAAAGGTTCATGCAAGCCAAGCGTTGATTGAGTGGTGTGCTGACAATGTGCCAGCTATACCAGTAGGATCAATGACTAAGATGCCTCAGTGTATGCCAGATGAGTTCAAGGAAGAATGTAGCGTATCTGCATATAGGCACTTTTACAATGTAGATAAACGTAGGAGCTTCAAGTGCGTATGGACTGACCGTGAAGAGCCGCATTGGTGGAAGGAACACACATGCTTAGGAGTATAACAATAGACAACAATATGTTAAAGTGGTTAGCTGGAAAGCTGAATGAAGAAACGGGAAAAGGTAAGACGATAACTAGGAGAATGTTGTCAAATCTAATATGGGAATATGAAAAAAGAGGACGACAAGAACAAAATTAAACAATAAATATGTGTCTTGCATGGGTTGTAGACTATAATATAATGACACAATAAAAGGAGATTTTTATGCAAGCATTGTACGCAGGACTAGCAGCGTGGGTTATTGAACTCGGAGTTGCAGGGTTAGCATTTTACTTACTATACAGAGAAGAACAAAAGGTTTATAAACGCCGTGCCGCCAAAAAAGAAAAAATTTAACAGACCTAAGACTGACGAGAAAGAGCTACAAGAGTTCAGGGATCATATTAAAATGATTAATGAGAAGAATAAGGCCATATCGGAGAAGTACCGTAAGTGGTGGGATAAAGATAAGAAAACATGGAAAAAGGAATTTAAGGGACATGGAAAATGAAAAGCAGAAAGCACTCTTGGACTATCTCAGAGATAATTGCCCTGATTCTTTGCTTGCCAATGGTTATGATGATTGTATTATTGGCGTTGGTTGTGGCAACGATGCAGGAAGGGTGGTATATTCTGTTCGGAAGATGCTCGAAGTGTGCGCGAAAGAATTAGCTGTAGACTACGATGAAGCATACGAGTGGCTAGAATATAATACTTTTAATGCTTATGTGGGCGAATTCACGCCTATATATGTGGACGGACACGAATATGAATAATTATATATTTGATGTAGACGGAACACTTACGGAGCCAAGAGCTACTATTGATCCCGACTTTAGGAAATATTTTATTGAATATGTAAAACTTGAGCAGTCAAACAATAACAGAGTATATTTACTTACTGGCTCAGACAAAGATAAGACTATAGAACAAATAGGAACAGAATTATGGGAACTTGTTGACGGTAGTTATCAGTCCTGTGGAAATGAACTTTATGTTGGCGGCGAGCTAGTAAAGAAGAGCGAGTGGGTAATGAGTGACGCTCTTAGGATGTCAATAAAAAATGAGATACGCAAGAGTGTTTGGAATGGAACTGCTGAAAACAATATAGAAGAACGTGTTGGCATGGTGAACATGAGTACAATAGGGAGAGGTTGTACGTTAGAGGAAAGAGAATATTATTACGAGTGGGATAAACAATGGGAAGAAAGGAAGTACATTGTTGAAAGATTGTCGCAACAATTTTCAGATGTAGACTTCGCCATTGGTGGTCAGATAAGTATCGACATATACCCGAAGGGAAAAGATAAATCTCAAGTGTTAGATGATATGGAGGGTGAGGTTTACTTTGTGGGTGATAGCTGTCAAGAAGGTGGAAACGATTATGCTATATATAGCAAGCTAGACATATTCCATTCTTTTTGGGTTAAAGATTTTGAAGAGACTAGGAAATTATTAGAGGCGAGTTATGAATAGACTTAAAGGCATGAGGACTTACTTAGCTGGAGCAATGGATAGAGTACCAGATGGAGGAGTTGGTTGGAGACAAACAATAACTCCTACACTGACAGAGATGGGAGTTGTGGTTCTTAATCCGTGTGACAAACCTGTAGAGGTTGGGATTGAAGACGATAACACGAGAAAAGAAATAGAAAGACTAAAGGACAAACAGCTTTATTCCGATATAAGAAAGAAGTATGGGGTTATAAGGACACTAGACCTCAGATGTGTTGATATATCTGACTTTATAATTGCTAGTATAGATATAGATGTTCACGCATGTGGAACATATGAGGAAATAGCGGTTGCCAATAGTCAGAAGAAGCCAGTTCTAATTTGGTGTCAACAGGGAAAGAAGCAAGCACCTAATTGGCTTTATTTCATGTTGCCTCACCAGCATATATTTGGAGATTTAAGAAGTCTGGTTAGTTATCTGAAATATGTGAACTCATGCAAGGAAGAAGTTGAGCATCACAAAAGATGGTTTTTCTTTGACAGGGAAAGGATGAAGTAATGGCTAACTTCTGTAAAAGTTGTTGTTTTGATCTTTTTGGAGTTGACATAAGCGACTTCGATGGTATAATAAGTGCAGAAGATTATGACAGTGGGATGGTAGCTAATGTTCTGTGTGAGGGATGTGGATACATTGAGGTAGATCATAAAGGTGAAAAAGTGGATAGACTAGATAATCGAGTGAGAAAGTTTCAAGGTCATCCACATGATAACAATAATGAATCGGGATATGACAGGGTTGGTTACGAATTTACAAAAGGCTGGTTTTATTATGATTACAACTGGCAAAACAAAATAGGTTATTTCAAGAGTGAAGAAGAGGCTAGGGTATTCCTCTTTGAATATTTAAGGAAAAGAACTAATGATAAGACAATATAAATACCAGTGCTGTGGATACATAGTGTCTGAGAAATTTGAAGATAGTCACTGTCGTCAATGTGGTAGATTATCGCCCATCCTTGAAGAAGTAGATAAGGAAGATTTAGTATACTTGCTACCCGAAACAGGTCACTCTGGAGATGATGCTGAAGAGACTAGGGAGTGGGGGAATTTTAAGATTCTTTTAGATGAACCAAATGTTAAAATAAAAAAGATAACGGTAAATCCAAATAGCAGACTTAGCTTGCAATTACATCGCTATAGGAGTGAATGGTGGAAGATCATTAAAGGTCAGGGTTTAATGCAGGTTGGCGCAACAGAATGGATTGTTGAAGAAGGAGATACCGTCAATATAGGAAGGCTAGAGGTTCATAGAATAGCAAATGAAGCGGATAGTCCTCTGATATTTGTAGAGGTTCAGTCTGGTGAGTGTCAGGAGAATGATATTATCCGCATCGAGGATGACTATGGTAGGGCATAAAAAACCTAGCCTCAGAATCTATGATATATTTATAGTCGCCTTACTATTAACTATACAATTCCCAGCTTTACCCTCTATAATATTCTTTTTAATATATGTGTGGATAACAGATGAAGTATTTAATAAAGTGTTGCAACCGTATTGTAGACGTAGATAACAAACCGATATGGTGCATTAAGTGTGGCGAACACAATATAGATGTGGTAGAATTTACAGAGGATACACTTCTACCTTGCCCATTCTGCGGCGGTCATCCGCAAGCAGAAGCTATGGAGACTATAGGTCTTTATTGGTACGAGTGTGATGATTGTGGTGGAGCCAGTGGCTCTGCTGATGACTGGGTAGAAGCTAGGAATAAATGGAATAGGAGGAGATAATGCCTGATGAAGATTTTTATAAGTCTCTAAACGTAAGAAATGAGTTTGACTTGAAACTGGCTAAGGCCGAGAGAAAGTGGGAGTTTAGGTATAATCAGCAAAAGAAGAAACAAAGGGAACTGGAAGAAACTATAGTAAAGTTGAGAGCGCGTATTAAGGAGTTGAAAAATGGCAATAAAGACACTTGAAGTTTATAAAACAGGAACTTGGGTAAAGTTATCAGAAGAGGTTGAAGCTAAGATTATAACGGTTGCAATACATCAGGACGGAACAGTTCAGTACGAATGTGTTTGGTGGTCTGGTCAGTCCAGAGTAAGAGAATGGTTTAGCACGGAAGACTTCTTAGAGATTCAAGAAAGTAAAGTTGTTAAGAGTAAAATAGGATTTTGTAATGCCTAGTAAAGAAGTAAACTTTGAAGATTATCGTGACCCGTTTAAGGCTTTCAATATTCACATGTCTATCATTTGTGACTTGGAGCAGGGCGGCAAGATAAGCGAAGAAGAAGCATTTGCACAAGTGAAGGATTTGTATAAACAGTTTAAGTATTACTACAAACACGTTGTAAAACCGAAAGTAGATAGTATGGATAAAGAAGGTTTCTACAAATAAGTTGGGTTTTTGTTTTATCAATGTGCATGAAACATCCTGAACTAACGCCCCAACTTTGGCCTCTTCGTCTAACGGTTAGGACTCCAGCTTTTCACGCTGGCAATAGGGGTTCGATTCCCCTAGAGGTCACTTGCCCGCGCAGGGTAAACGCCACGCCTTATCGGGTGGCACATTTCTCGCTTAGGAAGGAGAATTATTATGAATAGTTTAATGCAACACTTTTTTGATAGGGCTATTGGGTTTGAGGACTTGCATCGTCATCTTAATAGCGGTAAACAAAACTTTCCACCCTACAATGTCATTAGGGATGGAGAGAAAACACTTGTCGAGGTAGCTTTAGCTGGCTACGGCAAGGATGACATAAAAGTGGTCGTTGAGGATGCGACTCTATCCATTGAAGGCTCAGGTGAGCCTGATAATGAGGATAGGCAACATCTTCACAGAGGCATCGCTAAACGCAAGTTCAAAACGAGCTTTAGCCTTGCAGAGTATGTTGAGGTTATCTCAGCAGACTTCAAAGACGGTTTACTTACGGTTACTCTAGAACAGATTGTTCCTGAAGAAAAACAACCTAAAGTAATTACAATTAACTAATTAACGCCCTGCGCGGGCTTTATGGACTTGTAGCTCAGTTGGTTAGAGCAGGGGACTCATAATCCCTTTGTCGTAGGTTCGAGTCCTACCAAGTCTACTTTATAGGATTATTATGGCTATTTATACAATTTCAGCAACCTGTGTTTTATATCTGTTGACATGTGCTTCATGTGTCAAGGATCAAGATTATCCACACGCATTAATGTGGTTTGCGTATGGTCTTGCAAATGCTGGGCTTTTATGGTACGAATGGAAAAAACATCAATAACTTGGCGGTGTCTCGCCTAAAACAGGCGGGTCAAGAAAAAGCCTGTGGGCTAGTGAATTGGAGGATTTAATATGAAGTTCAAATTAGATAAAAAACAACTTAATTACGCTCTTGGTCTTGCGATGAAAAGGCATGACGCAAAGCATTCGTCTTTCAGGAATAAAGACACGACCAGATTTATGAATGATAGCAAAGGGCAAATGTCCGAAAAGTTCAGCGTAGATAAACAGTACATGGCGCATTTTCTTGGTGTCATCGGGGAGCTTGGTTATTCTCTTGCGACTGGTGAAACAATAGATGAAAATATTTACTCTGTGAGGGATGATGGTCAAGACTTTGAAGGTGTCGAAGTAAAGACGATTACATATATGGGTTCGGGTGAACCTGAGCTAAAGATAACGGTCAAGGAGTACGAGCAACGTAAGCCCCCAAAGCTCTATGTACTTACTAGGTTTAATTTAAAAAATAACGAAGTCGAGGTTCTCGGTAGGATCACAAGACCGCAGTTTGATAAAGTTAAAATAAAAAAGAGGTACGGCGCAAGGCTACCGATGAATTACATTATTCCACTATCAAAAATGGAAAAAATGTAAAAATTAAGTTGCCATTATGTCACTATTATGCTATAATCTAATATGTGGAGATTCGGTTTAGTATTTTTGGTTGACTAAAAAAGGGCATCGGAGTTTTACCTGCGAAGGTAGCCAGCAATTAGAAGTTGACTCAGGTTTACACCTAGAACCAAGTGATTGAAAATATTGACAAGAACAAACCAAATGTTTGTAAGGCTCAGGCCAGCGAGTAACCAAACTCGCACAAGACTTAATAAGTCCCGACCCTGATGGATTCACAATCCTTGCCGCACAGATAGACTTACTAGAAAACCAAGCAATGCTGCGGAGCAACTTGGTGGGTCATAACGAGAGTTTATTTTAGTAAGTTGTCTGGAGCTTGAATCTAGTAATCACCGCAGGTGGGGTGTCTATGACCCAAAAACCTGTGAAGAGTATATTTTTTTAAAAAATTAGGAGTATTGAAATGGCTAATATACAAGAAATGGCTGAAGCACACCTTAGAAATGTGCAACAGCAGATTCAAGACCTTCAGGGTCAGAAAGAACAGATAGATAAAGACATACAGATGCTGAGTGACTATTTGCAACAGGGTGTTGCAGAGCTTGAGTCTGTAAATAATGTTGAAAGTGGTGAAGTAGCCACAGATCAATAGGAGGATTAGTAATGGTAAGTAATCAAGGCGAATTTTACGATCAGTTGTCAGACCTTCCACAGAGTTACGGCTTTGGGGTAGATGGCTCAAACCAGATCATTGGACAAGGTAAAAGAGGAAAGGCTAAGGGCATTAAGTTCAACCCAGTAACAGCGGTTGCACATCGTAATGGTCTAGGGACTTATAGCTCTAACAAGCGTGACACTTTGCGCGCTGGAAAAGCTCTAGGTCTTACAAAGACTTTCACCGAGAACCTTTATCAAGCATCGACTAACCACTCAAATCGTGGTCATAGTCAAGTAGTACGAGGAAGAATTCGATCAGCATTGGAGATCTAATAGTATGAATGTTAATTTATGGGTAGGGTGTGGTCGCCTAACAGCTAACGCTGAACAGACCACGACAAAAAAGGGGACTTCAATGGCGAAGTTCCGCCTAGCAGTCAATGATAGGAGAAACGATGACACTCTTTTCCTTAATGTTTTGTGTTTCGGCAAGATGGCCGAGAGCCTCACAGAACACCTAGTCAAAGGACGGTTAGTATCCGTTCAGGGTAAGGTTAAGGTGGATGAGTACGAGGATAAGAATGGAAATCCGAGAAACTCAGTCTGTGTAATGGCAGACGAGATTTCACTCGGCCCCCAAAAGAAGGGTGCAACAGATGTTGCTTCTAGCACCCATGAGGAAGCGCCGTTCTAAATCCCAAAGGTCTAGCCCAGCCTTAAATGGGCTATTTTTTTGAAATTAAATTTGAAGGAGCATGGCTATGGCTAAAAACAAGACATCGAGAAGACATATTACGGGGACAAGTATTACTACTAAAAGCTGGTTTGGTTCACACGCAGAAATGGTGGTAGAGGAATTACATGACGGATTAGTGGTTTGCGAAGATGATCGTGGGAAGTATGTCACCCACTCTAGCAGGCTGGACAACGGTCTTGCAGACCCAAATAGATATAGTATTGAAAAAAGACTTCGACAATATTGATAGAGGTATTTGATAATGGAACCAGCAACAGCTTTTGAAAATGCGATAGCCGAAATGAGTGGTATAGTATTATTCTGTGCCATAGTCTACACTTTAATGCTCAAGCCACTATTCTCAAAGAAGAAAACATATGTTTACTATGAAGAACCGCAAGAGTCTTTTGATAATGATGCTATGGCATTTGCCGCATATGAAGAAACAGGTGATGCAGGAGCTTTTGCTTGGTTTCAATCAGAGCCGGAACAGGTCGAACAGGTTGTAGTATTGCAACAGCCAACTCAACAGCCCAGACCAAAGGCTAAGAGCCACCCTCTCTACAGTGAATGTATTGACGCGCTCATGTCTTTGGGTTGGAATAAAAGAGAGGCCACAAAGATAGTCTCTAATTATTTAAATAAAAAAGACGTTACATCCGTAGAACAATTCATCTTGGAGCAAATTGGTGGTTAATTGGAATGAAATCGCAAAGAGAGTTAAAAATGACGCTACATACATAAACCTGTTTTGTTCAGGTCACGGTAGCTTAGAAACACTGCCAGTATCTAAACCAACTCTTGTAAACAGGTCTTTTGACTCAGTGTTAGATTTTGGGTGTGGAGTTGGTAGAAACCTTCCATACTTCAAATCTGTAGCTAAAAAAGTATACGCATACGACCTACCAAATGTCGTAGACAGATGCTTACAGATGAGAGATCATGACTTTGTAAATGGCGTGAACTTCATAAAAGACCTAGATGAGATAACAGAGAAGATTGATATTATTTTCTGTTTCTTCTCGTTGCAGCATTTTACATCTGCGAGAGATTTGGTTTCTACTCTCAACAAGCTATCTCAAATATCTGACAACATCTATGTTGTTGGAAGGCCATACATGGATGAGACAAATAACAATGTGTTCTCTATTGTTAAGCTAAGCAAATTTAAGCACTTGGTCGCATCTTCTACAGACAACCTTGATATGGTGACAGGCGAAGGAACATACGAGGCTCTATTTAGTGTCAATGACACAGACGATATACTGAGCGATGATTCTGTTATATTTAAATCTTACGCAGACTCAGTAAGAGATATAAAAGAGTGGTGCGAAGATTTAAGAGGTATCACACATGTGTCAGGCCTTCCGAGGTCAGGAGTTTTTATCGGTGGCGTAATTGCACACTATCTTAACATTCCCTATGTCCCGTTTGAGAATTTAATCAACGGCACTGACGACTTCTTTAGATTAAAACATTCAAGACCAATAAACCACAGCGCCAGAAACAAGAGTAAGATATTGGTTGTTGACGACACATCTTGGAGTGGAACAACGATCAAAAATGCAAGGAAGTTAGTTTCTAAAGATATTAAATTTGGTGCTTTATATTGCAGTAAAGACCAGAGTAAAGCTCTTGATACGTACAAGGAAATATTCTATACGTTCTTTCACACGTTTGAATGGAACATGGGTAG